ATTTGGGACTCACATGTGTAGGAATTCCCCAATCCACACACTTTGTTTGATTCACACTAATCAAATAGACCGGCGACTTTACAATAGTAAAGAGCCGCACTAATAAATTCTCATACTAGGAACAAATACTAATACAGTAGTCAATACTGTTCTTACTATTCAATTAGATGAAATATTTTTGTCGTAACTATTACAAACATAATGTAGTAGCGCATTGCGAAGCAACAGCTATTTATTACAAACACAGTGTAGTGCTTTGCGAAGCAACAACGTCCTATTACATTTATAGCGTAATACAAGGTATATTATCTACTACAAACATAATGTAATTATTACTAATAAAATGTAATAAATTTTTGAAAAAAATCCGAAAAACCTATTGACAAAATCAGAAATTCATGGTAAAATATAATAAATAGGAAAGATAACAAACCACTAGTAAAATGATAGGAGCGAAAAATTATGACAAAAACAGCTATGAAAATTGCAGAACGCTACAATGTCCATTATAAAAATTGGTTGTGGGCTTACATTGAGAAAGCACCTCACGAAAAGCAAGAAAAACTTTTAATAATCGTAGGTCTGTTAGAATCAATTCTTGCGAATGACTGCAATTTAGGATATGAAGGAGTAGCTAAATTGAGAGAAAAAGCGCTTGATGAATTTTATGCAAATCTTGCAAAGTAAATTTAATCCGGTTCTAAAGGGTTTATCCGTCAAAAGCCCTATTCCACATGAAGAACATAAACCCAAATGTTTCACATGAAACAATCAAGAAAAGGAGCAAAAATAAAATGTTGAAAAATGGCGAAAACATGAAAGTTCGTACTAAAAGCGGTACAATCTATTGGTTACACAACATTAACGGAAAATTAAGATGCTTCACATTAAGCGGAGCAGAACGAAAAGTAACTAAAGAAATGAAAGAATTGGCAGGCATGGGAAAATAGGAGGGAAGCAAAATGACAAATATTACCGAAATGCTGATTCAGAAAGCAAAGCACAGAAAAGAAATTCTTGATTTTCTGGTAGACCAAAACCCTGATGATGTAGCCCTTTTCCATGATTACGTTACACAACTTCTTTTAATAGATGAAATCTATTGCGAGTATAAGGGATTTCAAGCAGGGACATTATTCAATTCTCTTTTCATAGGCGAATTGAAATAATTTAAGGGGTGGTTATATGTTAAAGCTGATTTTGAAAAATAGGCGTCTTGCCTTTTTATATATGATTGCTTTTATTGCCGTTGAAGCAATCTTTTCCGCTATGGCATTCTTATTCTACAACATTATATTTTGAAAGGAAGTGAATTTCCCTCCATTTATGGATAGTGTGACTTTTACTCTTACCTACTTTTACAACGCCTATACAGTAAGAATACCAGTAAGAGGGTTTAAAAAAGGCAGTGGCTTATTGTAAATTAATCAAACACAGTGCAGTTATTGAAATGAACGGTTTGCCTATTTTAGTTTATTTCAATGGTCAATTTTACAGGGCAAAGCCCTAGAAAGGAAAGAAAAGAAAATGACAAAGTATATCACAAGAACTTTTGTAACCTCTTTTGTCAATTATGCTTATATTGATGACGAATTTAATTTGAAAGAGGATACCATTGAAGTGAATGAGGAACTTTCCGAAGAACAGGCAGTAAAATATCTTGCAAAGAAAGTTCCGGGCGCAAAGTTTGTCTCCATCCAGTATACCACCGAAAAATACAGAATGACAGTTGAAGGCTTTAAAGCGATGGCTGAAAAAGTCGAAAACAAGCCCGAAGAACAGACCACAGACAATGAGTAATAGGAGGATTTGAAAATGAATGATTACAAAGAAGTAAACAACAGCACCGCTCTTGAAGTGTTTTCCGATGATGCCCCATCTTTCGTAGTAGACCTGACAAGCGGTTCATCCGCATACTGTTCCCTTAATCCCTCTACTCCTGAGGATAAAGCCAAACTTTACAACGCCATGAATAACCCATCGCACAGAATTGGCGATTGTATCAATCAGACTATCATGGTTAAAGACCTCTTTTGTGAAGTTGTATCTTGTACTAATAAAGAGACTGGCGAAAGTAATATGTGTCCTAGAATCGTTCTGATTGACGAAAAAGGGGACAGCTATCAAGCGGTTTCCATTGGAGTTTATTCCGCTGTAAAGCGTCTGATTCAGATTTTTGGTGAACCGACATGGGAACAGCCTATTCCGGTAGTAGTCAAACAGATTACAAGAGGGGCTAATAAGATGCTTACTTTTGAAATCAAGTAAGAGTTTATCACCCCATGTTTCACGTGAAACATGGGGTGAAATCTTTAACAGGAGGTGAAACAATGGTTTATAATGTGGATGCAAAGTCTCCATATAAATACTTTCTGGATGGCTATACTTATTATTTTTCCACCAATTTACACCGCAATAACTTTATCAACAAGTACATGGAAAACCGCAGGGAAGTAAATACAAGGCTGTATACAAGGTATCGCGTGAAGGTACGCTTTGACTTGTTGGCTGACCTGTATTTGTACAAGAAGATAGAAAACAGAGGATTCTACATTGAGGACAGCCGGGGAGGGATAAACGAATGGGACATTCTATTAAGTGGCGAGAGATTGATGAACAGCGTCTTGCGTTGAATGTAAAGCGTTACAACGCAAAAATTAGAAGGGTTAGCGTTCGCAAGCCTGAAATTGCAGGTATTCAGCCCTCCAAAGTCTCCCTTAAAGATTTAAGGGCAGAATTGAAAGCTGGCACCAGAAAAGAATTTAACAGAATGATGGCAAAGATGGAACGTTACCTTAAAAAAGGCGCTGAAATGCCATATACTACTCATACAGGCGCGGTTATTACAAAGTTTGCGAAGCGAGAAGCTGAAATTGCAATCAACACGATTAACGCACGTTTAAAATCAGAAAGAAATCTGCTAGGAGTGAAACCTCCCAAAGCTGGCGAGATGGGGAGTGTAATTTATAATCAATTGCGACCTCTCGACCAGACGAAAGTTTATAATGTTCAGAAAGTATTTCCTAAAGATTGGGTAAAATTTGCGCAAAATCTTGAAGCGATGCTCCATAACAGTGATATTGAAATCAAGTCGGAACGTTATAAGGAAAACTACATAAAAGCAGTAGAAACAGCACTAGGCCCTAATTCTCCTGTTATTGAAGCTGTTAAAAAGATGAATCCCAAAGACCTTTACAGGGCCTTTTATGAATCTCCCATGATGCAGATTGATTTTTATTACGAACCGATTGAAGCAGAAAGGAAGGAAGAACTGATTTTGTCTTTTCTTGACCAGTTCGAATAAGCATGATTTATTCAGCCGATTTTGAAACTACTACAAATAAGGACGATTGTAGAGTCTGGGCTTGGGCCTTGTGTGAAGTCGGCAACGTTGATAATTTTCGCTACGGGAATTGTATTGACAGCTTGTTTGAATGGATGCAGAAACAGGACAGTTTGACGCTCTACTTCCACAACCTGAAATTTGATGGGGAGTTTATTCTTTATTGGCTTTTTCATCACAATTTTGCTTTTGTAAGAAATCGGAAAGAATTGGTCGATAGAAGTTTTACTACTTTAATAGGTGATATGGGGCAGTTTTATTCTATCACAATCATTTTTGACAAGAAAAACAAAAAGCGCGTAACCATATATGACAGCTTGAAAATTTTGCCCATGAGCGTAGACCAGATGGCAAAAGCGTTTGGATTACCTATCAATAAATTGCATATAGATTACGACGAAAACCGAGAGATAGGACACGAACTGACACAGGATGAAATTGACTATATTAAAAACGACGTTTCAATAGTGGCCATGGCTATTGACCACCTGTTTTCAGAGAATTTGAAGAAAATGACAACAGGGTCTAATGCTATGGCAGACTATAAGAAAATAATAGGAAAGAAAAATTTTGAACGATGGTTCCCGCCGCCCTTATATGATAAGGATTTAAGGCAAAGCTACAAAGGCGGCTTTACTTATCTGAATCCAAAGTTTGCAGGGCTTGATATTCCAGAAGGAATTGTACTCGATGTAAATAGTCTCTATCCTTCCGTCATGTATGACAGGCCGTTGCCTTATGGCGAAGGAATGTTTTACAACGGTGAATATGAACAGGACGATTATTTCAATCTTTATGTGCAGATGTTCCGATGCAGTTTTGAAGTAAAAGAGAATCATATTCCGACGATACAGCTAAAGAATAATTTGTCGTTTGTCCCTACAGAATACGTCCGTTCATCTAAAGGCGAGGTTATAACTCTTTGCTTGACGAGTGTAGACCTTAATCTATTTTTTCAACACTACAATGTTGAAAATGTGGAATACTTGTGCGGATGGAAGTTCCGAAGCACAGGCACACTGTTTAAAGATTATATCGATAAATGGAACGGTGTGAAGGTCAAGGCAACTGAGGAGGGTAACAAGGGCTTGCGGCAGATAGCAAAGCTGATGTTAAATTCTCTTTATGGAAAGTTTGCCACTAATCCGATAAGAAGAAGTAAATTTCCTTATCTGGGTGAAGATGATATTATTCATTACGAGCTGGGCCCGGAGGAAGAAGGGAAACCTGTATATTTGCCCGTCGGTGTATTCATTACAGCATGGGCGCGTTACAAAACAATCACGTCCGCGCAGAAAGTATTTGACAGGTTTGTATATGCTGATACGGATTCCTTACATTTAATAGGTACAGAAATCCCGCAGGAACTGGAAATTCATCCTACAAAGTTAGGCGCATGGAAACATGAAAGCACTTTTTCAAGGGCAAGATTCTTAAGACAGAAAACATACATTGAAGAAATAGACGGAGAACTAAAAATCACTTGTGCGGGTATGCCTGCATCATGTTATCCTTATGTAACATGGGAAAACTTTCACGATGGCATGAGCTATCCGGGTAAACTAAAACAGGCCCACACAAAAGGCGGAGTCGTGCTGATAGAATCGCCACACACTTTAAAATAAGTTTCACGTGAAACATTTTCAATAAAAAGTATTGACAACGTTTAAAACAAGTGATATTATAATTACAGGGAGTAGAGGATTTAAATAGGCGCGCTTTATCGGGACAACCGACGCTGGAATATGCGACCCGAAAAGATAGCCTTGGTCGGTGGTGCCTATATCCTCTTCATCCCTCATAGGAGGAAAATTAAATGTACTGGGATATTTCCAGACCATTGTCTTATAATTGCCTGTTCAATTTTATTTTAGGAGCGCGCGGCGTAGGTAAATCCTACGGCGCTAAAAGATGGGCAATTAGAGACTTTCTCAAAACAGGAAAGCAATTTGTATATGTGAGACGTTACAAAGAGGAGCTAAAAAAGATTGATAAATTTTTTGATGACGTTGCACACGAATTTGAAGAACACGAATTTAAAGTAAACAAGCCAAATTTTTATATAGATGGAGAATTAGCAGGTACAGCTATGGCTCTATCAGTTTCTAAAATCGAAAAATCAACGCCTTTTCCGAACGTCAATAAAATAATATTTGACGAGTTTATAATTGATAAGGGTGCAATCAGATATTTACCAGATGAAGTTACAAATTTTCTTGAGCTTTATTCAACCGTTGGTAGGGACAGAGACCCAACCGCTCTTTTCTTATCAAATGCGCTATCAACTTATAATCCTTATTTTGTTTATTTTGATTTATCTCTACCATACAAAACGGACATAGTAGCAAAGAATGATATACTTATTCAGATGGTGCAGGATAGCGAATATGAGGAACACATGAAAGCGACACGTTTCGGAAAAATTATCGAGGGCACAGACTATGCCAATTATGCTATCAATAATCAGTTTTTAAGAGATAATTCAAATTTCATTCAGAAAAAAACAGTCAACGCTAAACATGAGTTTGCAATGATTTACAAAGGTGAAACTGTTGGTATCTGGGTGGACTATAAAGAAGGATATGCTTATGCATCACTTGATACAGACCCGGCCTGCAAATTGGTTTATGCAATTACGCACGATGACCACACGCCGAATACGATGATTTTGCAAGGCAGACGTTCAATGTTTATCGAGCAGTTTATTACATATTATAAATATGGACTGCTGAGATATGAAAATCAGAAAGTCAAAAATATTTGTCGTGAAATCATTAAACTGACGTTTTAAATGTTTCACGTGAAACAGAAAGAGGTGTGAATCATGGATGTAAACACTTTTATCCAGCTTGTTAATGGCATTGGTTTTCCGATTGCGGCTTGTATCGCAATGGCGGTATTCATTATCTGGGATAAGAAAAACCGCAGGGAAGATAAAAAGGAAATCTATGACAAGTATGAGCAGAGCTTTGACGCTCTGCGGGTGAGCATCGAAAACAACACAAAGATTGTACAGACCTTGATTGATAACATTAAGGACGGTGGAATTGAATGAGCTACACAGCAGAGGGCCTTGTGAAATATGTAAAGGAAGTCAAATGTAAAAAGACTGCCTATATGTGGGGGGGTCTAATGCGACCTATCACGAAACCATATATCACACAGCTTATGTCAATGTATCCATCTAAATATACTAATCTTAGAGTTAGTCGATTACAGATGCTTACAGAGAGCGATTATTTCGGAAGCGATTGCGTCGGCCTTATCAAAAGTTATTATTTTGGCGGCATTGGTTCACCGTATTATATTGCAGGGCAGGACGTAAACACAGGTGGTATGTTTTCGCTTGCCAAAGTAAAAGGCTCAATTGACAAGTTGCCAGAGCGGCCCGGACTTATCCTTTATATGGACGGTCATGTGGGCGTATATATCGGAAACGGTCGTTGCATTGAATGCACTTTAGGGAACTACGGTGATGGAGTAGTTGAAACAGCCGTTGCCGGTCGCGGATGGACAAATTGGATGGAGTGTCCATTTATTTCTTATAAAAAGGAAAGCACTGAATATTATTTGTACTGTATTCAGCCCGGAGACAGTTTTTGGAGTATCGCTGAGAAAGAAATGGGAAACGGTTCTTTATATCACACACTTGCCGCATATAATGATATGTTGCCTAATGAGATAATCCATCCAAACGAGTACTTGAAAATTCCAAAGGAGGTGAAATGATATGCCGAGAGATTACAAAACAATCATTGATGATATGGGTGTGAAGCTTGCGGAAAACGAAGAACTGATGAACAGTCTTACAGAATTGCGGGCCGCCTACGAAGAACAGAACACAGAGCTTGAAAGGCTGAGAGGACTTCCGCGATATGAGAAGTCGGATGTAGAAGATACTGACGGCATTAAGTGGTCGGAAAAATACGACAATATGCGCAGAATGTACCGTAACAGATTCTTTTCAAGTGGAAGTGAAGCAATCTCTGACCAAGAGGAGGACGTTGCAAAGGACGATTCATCCACAAAATTAACTTTTGATGACCTTTTCAAAGACAGAGAGAGCGATTACAACAAATAAGAAAGAGGTGTAAAATATGCCGGTTAAACCGAGTACAAAATCTCTTAATGCAAACAGCGTTCAGATTCTGAATTGCATTAGAGACAGTGCAAGCGCAACTTATCAGGAAAGAATTCCAGTTGCAACACAGAATAATATTAGAGACATTGGAAATGCAATGATGCAGTTTCAGTCTACACAGAACGAGTTTTTGAACGCTCTTGTAAACAGAATTGCAAGAGTAATCATTACTAGCAAATCCTACACTAATCCGCTTGCCATGTTTAAAAAGGGCATTATGGAATATGGCGAACAGGTAGAAGAAATTTTCGTAAACATTGCGAAAGCTCACCCATTCGACCCGGATGTAGCAGAGGAAAACGTATTCAAGCGCGAGATTCCAGACGTTGATGCAGTTTTCCATCGCATGAACTACCAGAATTTCTATAAAGTTACAATCTCTAATGAACAGCTGAGACAGGCTTTTCTTTCTGCTGAGGGTGTAACTGACCTTATCGCAAGAATTGTTGACACTCTTTACAGCGGTTCCGAGTTTGACGAATTTCTTATCATGAAACAGCTTATTGCGGATGCCGCAAGAGCCGGCAAGATGTATCCTATCAACATTCCGGCACCATCGGCCGCAACTGCAAAGCAGATTGTTACCACTATCAAGGGTATTTCCAACAAGCTGGAATTTATGAGCAATCAGTATAACTATATGGGCGTGCTGAACTTCACCAAAAAGGAAAACCAGATTCTGCTTATTGACGCAGAATTTGACGCTACCATTGATGTAGAAGTACTTGCTTCTGCTTTCAACATGAGCAAGGCTGAGTTTATGGGACAGCGCGTACTGGTAGATAACTTTGGTGACCTTACAGGAGTAGTTGCCGCATTGGTTGACAGAGACTGGTTCATGGTATTTGATAATCTCATGAGCTTTACTGAAAACTACAACGGCGAGGGCCTTTACTGGAACTATTTCTATCATGTTTGGAAAACCTTCTCCAGTTCTCCATTCAGTAACGCTATTCTGTTTACAACTGGCGCAGTCGGTGTAACTTCCGTTGCCGTATCGCCGAAAGCCGCACAGGCAACACCCGGTCAGAATGTACAGCTTACCGCAAGCGTAGTTACTACAGGTTACGCGCCGCAAGATGTAAAATGGTCTGTTACTGGTAACGCAAGCGCGGGAACTACAGTTGATTGCAATGGACTTGTCCACATTGCGGCAGACGAGAGCGCAGAAACAATTACTGTCACCGCCACTTCTTGCTACGATAACGGAAAATCCGATACTGCTACCATCACATTAACCTAGAAATCTTCTTAAATCGAGCTTTGGTTTTTGCTCACTCCTATAGGTTTTGCCCTCCCCGGTTTTTCGCTCCTTCCGGGGAGGGTAAATTCCTATATGTTTCATGTGAAACAATTTGAAGAACAGGAGGAAATAAGATGCCTGAGTATGTACCGAACACAGTAGTTTGTGTATTAAAGGATGTGCCGCTTGACGATACCTATAGCGATACTATTAAATTTAATTCTGTAGGAGAACAGACCGGTTATTTTTCAGCGAGATTGAAATATCGGTTTGCAAATATGACCTATCAGAGAGTAAACAATTCAGTAGCTAGACCAAGAGGCCCTTTGACTGTTCGTGTTCCGCAACTGGCAGATAATCTTTATGATTGCAATTATATCATGTTCCAAAATTCAAATTACGGAAACAAATGGTTTTACGCTTTTATAAAGCAAGTAAATTATATCAATCCTGAGAATACAGAAATCGTATATGAAATTGACTACTTCCAGACTTTCCTATTTGATTTTGAAGTAAACGCAAGTTTTGTAGAGCGTGAACACGTTGCGGACGATTCACTTTATGCAAATACTTGTCCTGAACCGCTAGACGTAGATTTTTATTGCGTACAGGCCGTCTCTACTTTTTATATTCCTGATATGTTCGGCGGGCCTTATATTGTAGTGGCTTGTGGAAATGACAAAGAAACTGCCGGTACCATTCCCTATGGTGAAATGTATGGTGGAATATATAGCGGAGTTTATTACTATTATGCTACAGATGCAGGAAGTGTTAACAGTTTCCTAGAACAATTAAATGGTTTAGGAAAAATAGATTTAGTAGCAGGGATTTATATGTCACCACTTCCACCTACTTCTGCAAACGTTCAACGTAGTTGGACGGCGGGTTTTCAGCCGTCCAGGAAAACAATTACAGGCGGCGGCAAAAGCTATACAATTCAGAATAACAAGTTACTCAGCTATCCATTTACCACTTATAAAATAAAATCAACAGGTGGAGACGAGCGTATATTAAGACCTGAACTATGTGGAGATAATGGAGAGCTAGGAGGAATTCTTTATATTTCTTCTGCTTCCGAACCTAACTTTATGTTAACACCTGACTACGACCATATCACAAATAATTTTGAAAACTCTGTCACATATGCTGAAACAGTACAATGCGCATGGACTAAAAACGCGTTTGCAACATGGCAAGCTCAACAAGGGCCTGCAAATGCTATGAAAGCAATAGCGGGCGCAACAACTGTTTTTGCTGGTGTAATTGCAGGATTGGCAACCGGTGGAACTTCCACTTTAGGAATGATAGGTGCTGGTGCTTTAATGAGTGGTATATCTCAAACGATGGGTGCAGTTGATGAAAGACTTGCGGCCGCAAGGCAACCGAACATTCCGAGAGGAGCATATACTACAGGTAGTATGAATATGGCAACAGGTAGAACCGGTTTTGAAGCGTACCACTTTGCTTTAAATCCTGATTGCGCAAGAAGGTTTGACGAATATTTCAATATGTATGGCTATGAAGTGGACAGAGTAAAAGTACCTGAAATGGACAGTAGAGCGAATTTTAATTATGTAAAATGCCGCAACGTTAATATTACTGGTAGCCTTCCAGTAGATGGAATGGATATTGTAAAGGCGTGCTTCAATCGCGGTATTAGATTATGGCACACCGATATTACCCGCTCCCTTCTCACAGCCCTGAACCCGATTGTTTCACATGAAACAAATAATAGTGGTGAAACATATAATAGCGAGGTGAAAAGCAAATGAATGAATTAGTCCCAAACGGCGTATTTAAACCGCTCAAAAACTGGCGTAAACCTAAAAACAAATGGAAAGCACAGCTTTTAAATGACGCTACTTTTTACGATTATCTTTTTAGATTAAAAGAATTATGTATCAATATGTTCGAGTGGAAGGGTCTGCCTGACACCATCGATGCCGATATGCTGGAAAATTGGCTTTGCGAATATGGATACGTTCTATATTTTAATGATGAAGCTGTAGGCAATCTGGCTCTAACCTGTATGTATGGCGGGCCGCTCAATGTATATCGAAAGCCGATTTACAGGAGAGCGTATGCCGCAAATGGTTATCAGAAAGACTTGACGATTGACAATTCTGTGCTGATTTATAATAACTATTTACACACGCCATCCATGCAGACGCTTGTGTTATACGCAAGACGATTGTTTGAAATCGAGCGAGCGATTGACGTAAATGTAAAGGCACAGAAAACTCCTGTACTGATTCTTTGTGATGATTCACAGCTTTTAACCATGAAGAACGTCTATGAAAAATACGACGGGAACGAACCTGTTATTTTTGGTAGCAAAAATCTTGATATTAAAGGAATACAGGTTTTGAAAACTGACGCGCCGTTTGTATCGGCTGAGCTACAGCTTTTAAAACAACAGGTCTGGAACGAAGCACTTGAATTTTGTGGAGTAACTTCTACTTCCACCAAGCGGGAAAGACTGGTAGAGAGTGAAGCATCCCAAAGTATGGGCGGTGTACTGGCACAAAGAAATGTGATGCTCAATTCCAGACAACAGGCCGCAAAAAGAATCAATGAAATGTTCGGGACGAATATTTCAGTAGACTTCAAACAACAAATTTCTGACTTGTCCGTAGAAAATGATTTAGATATGGACTTGACAGAAACAGAAATAAGTGATAATATTAGTGATAGAGAGGAGGAGTAAATTTTGGCAAATTATACAATCGAATTGCGTGACCTAGTGGAAAAATACCACTTTCCACTTGCATTGAACGATTATCCGATATTTGACGAAAATTACAGGCCCCTTCTCAATGCTAAAATCATTGAACACTTTTATTTCCGAGAAATAGGAATGGAAACGCCTGATAGATTCAATTTCTATTTGCGGCGTAGGCTCAATGAGATTATGCCATATTATAACAAGCTCTATCAATCCGAACTGCTTCAATTTGACCCCTTAGCAACAGAATATATTGAAGAAGGTACAAAGAGGGAAAGAGCAAGTAAGACTAAGGGAACGAGCGGAGATGTCACAGGTTTAAGAGAAACGACAGGTGACGTATTCACCACTACTACAGATGATAAAACGCTCTATAACATGACGGACACGCACGACCAAACCCATAATATGGATTATCACAAAGAGGGCACTAAAAATGTGGATTTCACCAAGGAAACCACAGAGGACTTAAAACAGAACATTGTTGGTAATGAATTAGTTACCAGAGATTTGAAGGGAACTCTTGATGAAGATATCACTTCTCACCAGACTACCACAACCGACATGAAAACTGAAACCGATTCCACAACTGACGGAACAGCGAACGTAAAAACAACCGGAATGAAACAGACGGATTTTTCCGACATTCCGCAAGCTGGAATTGAAACCGAAACAACGCACAACCCGGATGGAAGCTACACAGTGACCACCCATGGATATTTGACAACGCAAACTATAGAAAACACAACTGAAAATTCAGACACCGTAACGCACGAGGAAGGACACTCTGTTACTACGAATACCGGAACGGTGGACGTAGACGGCACGAGTAACAGGCAACAGGAAACGACAGACACAGGAACAATTAACACAGACACGACAAACGACAAAACAAACGATAACACCATCAATGAAGTATCGAATGAAGTCACAAAATGGACAGAGGACGGAAACCAACACGACACAGACCATTATGATGAAGCGCAACACAGCGACACATACAATCTTGTCAAGGGTGATGAACAACGGAACGTCATTCATAATTTGCAACAGGATAGGAATTCAGCTAGTAAGTCAACTACTTCCGAAAATGAAACAGTAACACACTATACAAAAGGCAGACACTTTTCTCCATCTGAATTGATTAAGCAATACAGAGATATTTTGCTTAATATTGACATGATGGTAATTGAAGAACTTGAACCTTTATTCATGGGGGTGTATTAAAATATGAGTAAACCAATTAAACCGGGTGAACAGTTTCCAGAAATGGGTAGGCCAGACCCATGTTGTGATTACAACGGACCCGACCCATGCGCAGATTTTGGCCCCTGTCCTCCTATTTCCAAACCTTGCGCGCCGCCGGACATGCCTAAATTCTGCCCAAACCCACAGCCGCCTTGTCCTCCTGTTCCACCCGCTCCGAGCGTGGTAAGAGGTATGGACTTGTATGAAGCTATGAACGATTTATCGCAGAGAGTAAACACCTGTATTTGTACCTATAATGATGTAATGCGGAATTGTTATGCTACTCTGAGAAATCTTAACAGGGCGGCAGAGGAAAACGGTGCATATTATGGGCCTTGCGAAGTATGGACAGAGCAGGGTTATGACGCAGAATCTTCCTCTAAATATACCATCATTCACAAGGCGCACGTTGACAGAAACGGAGAACCTATTCGTATTGGACTGCACCTTGCGTACTCCAATACCACTAATAGTAAAATCGAGCAGAGCTTGAATTCTGCTTCCATGGTAGAACTTGCCGATAAAATGGTAGTAGCGCAGCCAATGGGAGAGAATGGCTGGTACGGTAAAACCATCTGGAACGGCGCGCCGATTCCATCGGACGAACAGGCCACACTTTACACTGTAGGCTTTACACGTCATGGCATTATGAAAGTATATTCTAACGGTGCATGCACTGACCAGCTTATTTGTGACGGCATTGTAGATTCTATGGGTGTATCTGGCGTACTTATCCAGAATGGACAGGTAACAGAAGATAGCTGGCGTGAAAATATTCCATCCGCAGAAGTACAGGCAAGTCGTGTATGTATCGGACAGAACATGAATAGCAAGGAAGTTATCATTCTGACAGTAGGTGCAGACGCACCAAACAAGGGCATAACTTCCAAACGGTGCGCTGAAATCATGCTGAACTATGGTGTTTCCGTAGCAGTCGAACTTTGCGAAGGTGCTTCCGCTGGTGCAACCGACAAGGGACAGCTTACTTTCGTGCCGGATTCTGGCGATTATCCAAACGCTTATGCATTCTGGTATATTTCTAGGCGGTGCCGATTTCGCAACGACTATCAGAGAGAACTAGCAGAGCTTTACCAGAGATACGCTTATAACATGTGGCAGACCTATCTTAATTATCTTAAAATTGTAAAATTAAGACAGGATTTAGACAAAGAGATTCAGGACAGAATTGACGCGGACGAAGTTTTGCAAGGTCAAATTAATGACGAAATCAAACACAGGGAAGAAGCTGACGCAGAGTTACAGAGACAGATTCTTGAGGAGGTACAGAATCGCGTCAACGCTGATGCAGAATTGCAGAGACAGATTCTGGAAGAAGTTACAAACCGTGTAAACGCTGACGAAGTTTTACAGAACCAGATTAACGATGAAGTGAAACACAGGGAAGAAGCGGACGCAGTTTTACAGTCTCAAATTGACGAAGAAAGACAAGCTCGAATTGAAGCAGACGAAGAACTCCAAAGACAAATTACTGAGACAACCGAAAATCTGCAAGGCCAGATTACCGAAGAAATCACTAATCGCGTAAATGCGGACAAGGTTTTGCAAGACCAGATTAACGCAGAGATTCAGAACAGAAAAGACGCTGACCAGAGTTTGCAGAATCAGATTCTTGCGGAAGTTCAGAACAGAGTGGACGCAGACGCAGCTTTACAGAATCAAATTCTTGTTGAACAGCAAGCAAGAATCAATGCAGACATTGAACTACAGAAGCAGATTAACAAAGAGATTCAGGACAGGGTTCAGGCAATTAATGACCTGAGAACTGAGCTTTCCGCAGATATCGACGCGCTGGGCACCAGAGTAACAGCCATTGAGGGCAGACTTGACGGCATTGATGAAAAAATCAATGCCCTGACTGAACAGATGGCAAGTCTTGATGCAACTGTAACCACTCTGTTCAACACCATTGCGGATATCGAAACTTCACTTAATAATCTTAAAGAAACTGTTACAAAGATTATCAGTGGTGAAATTGAACTGCCGTATGTAAAGATTATCGGTGATACTATGACTGGTGACCTGAATATGCAGAACGCCAATATTACAGTTTCCCGAGATACTAAACATACTGAAATCAATGGTGCAACCGTTGAAGCAACTGACGGAACTAACATTGTTTCTATGGGCGAAGTGGAGGGAAGCAATTCTGAAACGGTTTATGGTATCAATTCTTCTGGTGACCTGTCCCTTGTTACTGGTGGTGAAGTTGTCGTTAAAAATGCTGATGGAACAGAGGTTACTGTAACTAACGTTGCTGACCCGGTTGACCCGACAGACGCAGTAAACAAACGTTCACTTGATGAAGCAATTGCCGGTGTACAGGTTGGGCCCGATTTTGTAAGGAAAGCCGGAGACACCATGACAGGCAATCTTGTCATGGACGATGTAGGCGTTACTTTACAGAATGGCGAACAGAGTGTTACAATTACTGCTGATGCTGGCGGCAATCTCAATGTTGGTAAAAAAGTTACTGGTGTAACTGCTGGTACTGAGAACACAGACGCTGTAAACCTGAAACAGTTAGAGGATACAGCTAGCAAACTGGGGCAGCAGATTACTAATATTCAGGGTGACATTACTAATATCAAGGGTGACATTACAAATATCGAGGGAGACATTACGGAAATCAATGGCACTCTTTCGGGACTGGATGACAAGTATGTTAATGTTACCGGCGATACTATGACTGGTAACCTGAATTTAACCAATGCTGATGTGGTTATCAACGGAAACGCTATTTCCAGTGATACTAACGGTATTCTTGTAAAAGGTGCTGGTAATACTGACTTAAATATTTCCGGTGTAAAAGACCCGGTTGATGATAATGATGCCGCAACCAAACATTATGTTGACCAAGCGGTAGCTGGTATTCCACCTACACCAACCGACAATTTTGTTAAGAAAACTGGCGATACCATGAGCGGAGATTTGAACATGAATTCTGCTGATGTGGTATTCCAGTCTGGTGACAATAACTTTAAGGTTGGTGCTGATGCTGATGGACTGATGGTGCAGAATCAGACAGGAGCGGATATTACCATTACTGGTGTGGCTACTCCTGTAAATAATAATGATGCTGTACCGAAGTCTTACGTTGCTAGTCAGATTAGTGGCCTTGATGACAAGTATGTTAATGTGACTGGCGATACGATGACTGGTAATCTCACTATGTCTGGTGGCAATGTGTTATTGCAGGATGCAGGAAATACCAACAGCGTAAATATTGGCAATGCACAAATTGAAATCAGAAATGAAAATAGTGCTAATCCTTTAATTATTAGAAGCAATAATATTTACGGTGGTGTTCCTTCTTCTTCTGACCCTATGGGCACTTTAGAAATTGAATCTAGGGGACTTCTCAAACTTACTCCTCTTGTCGGTTCAGAGAGTGATACTCCGGACGGACAGAAGGGAATTGACTGTGCGGATTCTAGGAGCCAGCCCTCTTTGGTTAGGAATGTGGCTGACCCGGTGTCTATGTATGATACAGTAAACCTGAATTCACTTAGAAGTACTCAAGTAGGTATTACTTCTGCTGTAAATCTAAGCTTAGGGCTTTATGGCGCTACTTTGCAAGTAAACTATTCATCCAATATGGGCGCAAATTTAAGTGGAAGTATAAACATGCCTGATAAAGTGTTTAAAAAATTTTTAGGAAACTTGAATCTTGATAATGAAGGAAGAACTGGATTTATTAGTCACGATAGTGAAATGTTAGATATTACAAACGGAATAGAAAATAGCAACGCAAGAGTTAAATTATGGATTACTAATTCAGGAAAAACATTAAATTATAATATTTCTTTTGCAGGTATGACACATTTACATTATTATACTATTCCTTTAACCTTCACTGGATATGTTTTATCAACTTAAATTTTGAATACACTTCAATCATAAGCGTTATAGTCTAATTTTAGACCGGCTTTTACTAACGTAAAATCGCCGGTCTATTTTGTTAGGACAAAACACATAAAGTGTGTTTGTAATAAATAGCTGTTGCTTCGCAATGCGCTACTACATTATGTTT